GGGTTGTAAGATTAAGAAATCAAGCAGGCGAAGAATGGAAGACAAGGTGCACCGAGCATTTTGCTTGGCAGGCAGCAGATCATATTGAAGATTTAGAAAGAGAACTAATGGCATATAAAACAAGTGCAAACTTATTTGAAGTAGGCGACTTCGTCAGTCATGCAGGAAACAAACTAGCATGGAAGATTGAGTGCGATGCTATGCGCCCAGAATGGTGGGACGGAGTAGCACGTATGATTATGGACTACCAAACAGAACCTTTTAGCAAGGTAGTTGGTATTCCACGTGGCGGCTTGCCACTACAGTATGCAATGGAAAAATATGTAACACCAGGCGATCATCCTTGGATGGTTGTGGATGATGTATATACTACAGGTACAAGTTTTAGGGAATTCTGTACAGACAATCAAACAATGTTTGCATACAAGTGGTGCGCATTTGCTCGTAAACCTATTGAAGGCGATGAGCCACATGACGTGAAAGCGTTGTTTACTATGCCCGCTAAATAGATATAGAGAAAGCAAATATGTTAGATAAACTTAAAAACATTTTTAATAAAAGTAAAGAAGTCGACACTAAAGAAAATGCCAAAGGCCCATGGGTTAAAGTAGTAGAAGTACACTTCGATAAAGACAACCCAACACAAGGTTATTTCGAACTAGACTGGAACGAAGATTTCGTTGGTCTACTGGGGGAAGCTGGCTATGCTGGTGCTAACCCAGAAGCAATTGTCGACTTATGGTTCAATGACTTATGTCGTAGTATCATCCTTGATCAAGAATCGGGATCAAAGGATGTTCAATGAAAATCAAGTTAAAGAACTAGTTCACTTACTTACTACCTTAAACAGCGATACTAAGATTTACTTTGGATGCGATAGCGTTCGTGTAATCAAAAATGATGTGTGGTATGCACGTTATGCGACAGTAGTAATTGTACATAAAAATGGCAACAATGGATGCCGTTTGTTTAGTACAGAAGATACACTAATTGATTACGATAGTAAACAACACAGACCACGTATGCGTCTCATGAACGAAGCATTTAAAGTATGCGATGCATATTTACAATTAATCCCTTTTATCGACGAATTCGAAAGCGAAATACATCTAGATATTAATACAGATCCACAGCATGGTAGTTACTGTGCGGCAAAAGAAGCCGCTGGGTATGTGTTAGGTATGACAGGCGTAGAGCCAAAACTCAAACCTGATGGGTTTGCTGCTAGTTATGGAGCAGATGGTGTAGCACATGGGAGAAGTCAAAGAGTAACGGTACACACATGAATGAACAACCTAAATTAATACTACTTACTGATATTATCGAACAAAAAGTTCGCAAAGAGAAAGAACTAGAATTTTACGAAGCTGAAATTGAAAAGCTCAGACAAAAAATGTACTGGTTACAACGTGACATAGATGTTAACAATATCATATTAACTATGATCAAGAACGATACTGTATTAGATGTTAAGGAAAGTATGGAAAAACGTATGATCGAAGAATAGATGATAAATAATTCGATGACATAACAAACGCTCAATTTTTTTTGAGCAAATTTTTTTTAGGTTGAAAGATAATAACTACATTCGGTAGTAATTTTTTTTTAGGCTAAAGCATAGAAGAGGAAAGAAAATGACACAACTCATAAACCCACAAAAATTCACAGACACCGTTGGCCTTTTAAGGTCATTTTTTTTGGACAAAGGATTCTTAGAAGTCCATACCCAAAATAGACTAAGCATACTTGCTGCATGTGAAGATCCATTTAATGTAGCAACTTACAATTACGCAGGCAATGTTTGGCCCTTACCTCAGACAGGACAAATGTGGCTAGAACATGAACTACTCAGCAAACCAGATTCAAAAGGCTTCTTTTGTGTAAGCACAAGTTATAGACAAGAACCAAATGCTATACCAGGTAGACATGATATTATCTTTCCAATGTTTGAGTTTGAGATGCCGGGCGATGTTAACGACCTTAAAGCAATGGAGTATGAACTATGTGAATACTTAGGCTTTGATCCACTAACAGAAAAAACTTACAGAGAATGGCAACAGCATTGGGGTGTAAGTGCAGATACCGAAATGGATGCACAACATGAGTTAGCAATGGATGCAAACTTCGGCAGTTGTTTGATCACAGACTTCCCAGAACTAACAAGCCCTTTCTGGAACATGGCACGTAACGATGATGGCAACACTGCTAAGAAGATGGATGTTATCTTAGGTGGTATGGAAACTATTGGAAGTGCAGAGCGTAGTTGTGATGTTGATATGATGCGTGATACATTCCACAGTATTGTAGACGGCGAGTATGCACAGTTACTATACAAACTATTTGGCAAAGAACGTGTAGAAGCGGAACTAGAAGAGTTCCTCAAGTTTGACTTCTTCCAAAGAGTAGGTGGTGGCATTGGTATTACACGTATGATACCTGCACTAGAAAAAATAAATGCACTAGCCAAAGCGGCATAAAGTTTATTCCAGTGTGGTGGAAATGGTAGACACGACGGACTGTTTATCCGTTGATTGATAACTCGCAAAGTATTTAATCGTGCATGGTTCGAATCCTGCCGCTGGAGCCAATAAAATATGACCTACAGGTCATAAAGATAAAATATGATCTGTAGGTCATAAAAGGTTGACAAGTATAAATAAACATAGTATATTATAGTTAATAACAACAAAGGAACTTAAAATGTTACACACATTCGGAACAGACAATTATGGTTGGTGCTCTAAGGAGGGCATGTTCTAGTGTGACGTAAAAGTTATTTTAGACATGGCCCTCTGTAGAAATACAGGGGGCTTTTTTATGAGGGTGTAGTGAAATGGTATCACGCTGGTCTCCAAAACCAGAAGCAGGAGTTCGATTCTCCTCACCTTTGCCAAAGCGGGCGTAGTATAATGGTATTATTACAGATTTCCAATCTGAAGATAGGGGTTCGATTCCCCTCGCCCGCTCCAAAAACTTCTTGACATTGTTTAGGATTATTGCTACTATAGTATGAGTTAGTAATTGAGGACAGACAATGAAATATATTCTAGTAGACACAGCAAACATGTTTTTTCGTGCGAGGCACGTAGTACGAGGCGATAGTATTGAAGTTAAGATAGGCATGGCTTATCATATTATGTTTGCAAGTATTCTTAAAAGCTATAGAGACTTTGGCGGTGATCATGTAGTGTTCTGTTTAGAAGGACGCAGTTGGCGCAAAGACTTTTATGAGCCATATAAAGCAAATCGCAAAGTAGCTCGTGATGCACTTACACCTAAAGAAGCTGAAGAAGATCAGGCATACTGGGCTGCATTTGACGAACTAAAAACATTCTTAGATAATAAAACTAACTGCACAGTACTGCAACACAAACAGTGTGAAGCAGATGACTTTATTGCTCGTTGGATACAGAATCATCCAGATGATGAACATGTGATTGTAAGCAGTGACAGTGACTTTTATCAGTTGCTCACAGATAAAGTAACACAATACAATGGCATTACTAATCAACATATTCTATTAGATGGTATCGTAAACGACAAAGGCAAGCCTGTTATTGATAACAAAACAAAAGAGCAAAAACAAATTGGCGATCCTAAATGGTTGCTATTTGAAAAGTGTATGCGTGGCGATAGCAGTGATAATGTGTTTAGTGCATTTCCTGGTGTGCGTAAAAAAGGTACTAAGAACAAAGTAGGTCTACTAGAAGCATTTGCCGACAGAGACTCTAAGGGCTTTAACTGGAATAACATGATGCTACAACGTTGGGCAGATCATAATGGAGACGAACACCGTGTGCTAGATGATTATCAACGCAACGTTACATTGATTGATTTAACTGCGCAGCCTGATAATATTAAGCAAGTACTAGACACTGCTATTACTGAGCAAGTGCAGAAGACTCCTGCTAGTATGGTAGGTGTACACTTTATGCGGTTCTGTGGTTTACATGACTTACAACGTCTCAGCGATAATGCTGAAGCACACAGTGAATACCTAAACAGCGCATATTGATATGAATAAATACAAAGCTAGCGAAGTCGTAAAAGACAACTTTTGGATTGTAGAACGCAAAGGCACTAAAGTAGGTACATTGCGTAATACTGCAACTGGATATGTCTTTTACGAAAACAATAGCGGTACAGTAACTACACTGGATAATCTAGATAATTTTGTATTAGAACATAAAACAACTAAAAAGACTATTAATACAAGTTCCAATGGCTATCCTACTAACATTGGTACTGTGTACAACGAACAGCTACAAGATACAGTGCCGGTATACACTAAAACCGCCACAAGTACACAACATTTTGCGGCTGGTTACTGGGGGATATTGTTTCCTCATGGATGGAGGCCTAGCTTTTGTCCCAGACTGAAAACACTGCGAGGATATCCTTATATAGGTCCTTATACCAATGAGGCGGATATGTATCTTGCTATGAAACGTAGGATAAAAGAAGATGAAAAAACTAATAAGTTTGGCACTACTACTTCCAACGATAGCGTTGGCGCAGGAAACTCCTAAAACATCTGCGAAAACATTTTATGGTACACAAGCATGTGACGATGTCATGTCAATGACAAATACAGTAGTAGGAAAATACGGAGAACAACCATTATTTAAAGGGATGGGTATACAATTTTCTGCTGCAGACGGTAAAGGGTACGCTGGCAGTATGATGATGTTTGTTAATCAGGACACCGGATCATGGAGTTTGATTACACTATACGGAGACGGTACCGGATGTATGGTAGCGAGTGGTAAAGAGTTTGAACCTTACGGCGGACCTAAAGTCAATATCCAACCTCCAACTAAACCCAAACCCGAATCTCAGGCATATAAGCAATAATGTGGACATTAGTTTTTATATACTTCTATGAAGCAACACCATATGTAGAATTAGTTAGCACCCATAACAATATGGTAGAGTGTTTTAATGCAAGAGAACGGCTAAGTGAGTTTCATGGCAAAGGTGGTGGTCATTTCAAACCAGAACAGCAAGCTATTTGTATTAACAGGAACCCAAAATAATGGGGGTTGTTAGCCCCCACCTGTCACGAATTAAGATTGTGACGGATTATGTTCGTTACCGCCCATATATGGTTCGTAATCATCTGGCATAGTAGTATCATAAGAAACAATATCTGATGGTACATATGCCCATGTCATTTCTGTATTAACTTCTGATGCATTTTCTTGTACACTAGTTTGATGTGAGATTAATTCTTCCAGCAGTGCTCTACAATTTTTACGCCTGTCAAGTTCAATACCCCAACTGCGGCCTTCCATTTCGAGCATCATTTTGACTTCTTGTTCCATTTGATTGGCTTGACGATCCATGTCTTCCCATAGACGAATCATTGATTCTGTGTGATGTAACATATATTTCTCCTCTGATTACAATGCTATTTACATATACGTAACAATGGTATTCTATACTGTTTTAACTAAATACATTAAAGCAGTAGAGAATGATATGGCAAGACCTAAACCAAAAATACTAATGGAATTTACGGATCCTAAAAGTTACCGTAGTGAGCAGATACTAGCAGCCGGAGCAATCTATGCTGTGTATTATGAGAACAAACCTATTAACTTGCGTAGCCTGAATGCTTTAGTAAACTTCCCCGGCCCCAA